AGTTTTGTTGATCAGCCATTAGAATGTTCCACCAAGAACACCACCGGTTGCAGTAACAGTTTTAGTTGTTGAAATTGTAGCTGGGGTAGTAATTTGAGGAGTACTTGGATTAGATCCATTTAGCGTTAATATGTTAGCACCGTTTGCTGTTAAACCAAGTGACCCAGCGGCACTTAAATACATACCAGTTGTAGTATCTGTTAAAAATGAAAAAGTAGGAAGTAATGCAGAACCATTTGCTCCAGTAAAATAGACAGATGAGCTTTGTGAAAGAATAATTAATTGATTGCCATCTGACAATGCGGTAATAATACTTCCAGGCGCCAATACAGTAGGCGCTGCCATGGAGCCAGAAATACTAAATGTGATGTTATATAGGACAGTTGTAGTATCATTAATTAAAATGTACAGGGCTGTTGTGGATGGTAATACTACATTTAAGTTAGTTGTACGTGTGCCAGATAGTGATACATAAGTTTGAATAACTGGGGCAAAAGTAACAAGGCTTAACGTCGGGCCGACAATATTATCCACATCATAAACGGCAGATGTAAACGTAACGTTTGATGGTGTTTGCAGACCAATGGTGTAAAACTCAGTGGTTGACTGCTGGTAAAATATAAAGCCAGATCCACCCGGAGGTACACTAACATTGGAGGCTTTGTTAATTAACTGACCACCAGTTGGCGTTAAAACTATTGAGCCCGTGCCGTTGTTTCTGAACCCAATCCACCATCCAGCGGAAAGCGTTGAGGCTAGTGGTATGGTAAACACACCGTTACCACCAGTCCAAACAAATGTATTGGCACGGCTTGCGTTGTTAATAGTTGGGGTGGAGCTAGAAGTAATTGGGGCTTGGGTAACGGCTAACTTACCACTAATAGCGGCAAGACCGGCGCCAGCCAAAGTAGCAGCATCGGCAGAAGATGTGCCAGTGCCAAAGGTGACATTTTGCCATACACCAGCTGATGTGCTGTTGTTTGACAAATAAAAGTATTTAGACTCACCGGCTGCAATACTTACCGAACCAGATCCACCAAACTGTGCAATAAAAAATGGTTGTGCACCAAAGTTACGAAACAGGATGTCGATACCATTAGATCCTTGTGAGGCATCTGGTAAAAATACTGTTAGGTTACTAGTGGACGGTGTGCAGTCCATAATGCGTGAGGCAGGCACCTGTGTGCCATTAAGAACGGCAGGCCAGTATAGCTGCGTGTTAGTGCTAAAAGCTAACGCATAGTATGTGACATCCGTCTGCTGGACAACGTCACCGGTAAATGGCGATACGTATGACGGCATTGATTAAGGTTCCTGTACTGTTGTATTGCGATCAATACGACGTGAGTTGTCTTCTTTCTTAAGGGAGGCAATACAGTCTGTGTAGTATGCTTTCCATACAGGCAGTTTGTCTAGTGCCTTTAAGTATCCTTGTGCTTGCAACAAAGTCCCAAACAACATTGCCTGTGGGGCAATTTGAGTAAACAAATTAGTCTGATTAGTTGAGTCTAATGGTTGCACTAGACTGTAGTAGATAATTTCCACTGGGTAATTTGCATTTGGAGATGGGGCAAAGTTCCAGTTGTTGTAGTCATACTCAGCATAAAACTTTGGTTGCCCTGTGGTAGACTCAGAGTTGTATTGTGCAATATAATCCTGTGAACGCAATACTACAGGAGCGCCATTAATCTTCATGGAGACTGTTTTTCTCCAGCGGGTTGGTTTTATTAACACGGGATTAGAGGCAGTGAGTGTAGTTGTCACGACAACCAATTGCAGTAATGTCTTTAACTCAGCGGCAATAGCAGACTGAGCCAGACCAATTAGGGTCGGGATCATTGCTACAAACTCGGCGTCGTTACGCTCCATGTACTGTTGAACATCTAGCACCAAGTTATCGTAGGTTTGAACGTAGGCTGTAGGCATTTAATTATCTAGTATAATAACTGATGTTGGGTTGGAAGTAGATTGGTGACTTATCACGATCTTCATCTTCAAATTGCTGACGTGCGTCCATTGCTAACTTTTCCAAATACGCAACCCGATTTAAATCAGTGCTTGGTAACTGCATAGCCAATCTATGTGATAGTGCGGTTTGGAAGTAATTGAGTGCACGATCTGGCATATACAATTCGTTAGTCAACGATCCAACATCTTGTGGCTGACATTCTATGATTAATGAGAATGCTTGGAAGTTGTTATTTGGTACTGGCCATAGATACATTTCTGGATCAATCTGACGATTAAACCAATACTGTAGTGAGCGTTGACTAGGGAATTGTTTGTTGGGCAGGGAAAAATAATCGGTACGATTGAGTCGTGCTAGTGGGATTACTTGTTGTGATTGTGCAAACTGAATAGCACGAAGAGAATAGGTACTGCCACCAGTACGGTTGTTTAGCCTATAGTAGCTAAACCCCTGTGTGGGGTCGATGTTGTAGTACTGCCACTGACGGTCGGCTAATGTAACCGTTGGGAATGATTCCCAAGTAGTCCATGTAATGCCGTCGTTGCTGACTTGAAAGTCAAGGTTGTAGGTAGCACTGCCACCGGGGGCATAGGCATTAAAGCCAACGTAGAATAACCTTGTTGCTTGAGAATAAGACGCACCAAAGTAGTTGGCACCCAATGTAGTTGTTGCAAATAGGTTTAAGTCTGCGTTTGTGCTTTGATTAAACAACAACGGAGCGTTAGCATTACTTGTAGGAAGAGCAGAAGTAATTGCTGGGTTCACAAGGTAAATCCAGTTAGCCTCTAGTACATCAACACAGTTGACTGGCATAGGAAGTACTTGCTGGTTTGTCTGTGCACCCAATACAACAATCTCTTGTAACCAAATATTAATACCACGGTTGGCTGAGTTTTGGAGAATGTAAAACAGTGCTTGCTTACCAGCTTGCACATACTCTGGTGTCATCTCTTCCGAGGTTTTCCCTGCGTCACGATACGCATAGGAAATTAACTGGTCAACATTGACCTTAGTCTGATTGTATGTGCCACTATATGCCATTGTTTAACGACCTCTGCCAGATGCACGCTTCATTACTTGTTTAGGTAAATTCTTAGATACTGGACCAGCTTTCATAAACTCTTTACCTACTTTTTTAGGAATGCCTAGTGTGCTTTTACCAGCTGCAGCAGCACCCATGGCGCCTTTTTGAGCTTCTGATTTATATGGCATTATGAGCAAGTTCCACCAGACATCATCTTCTTAACTTTTCCACCGTTACGCTTGTAACCCATTTTGTTACGTACATTGGTTGGCAATTTAGCTAAACCTGGATTTTCTTGCTCATCAACTTCTTCTAAAGAGCCACCACCAGCTAACATTTTTGGTTTGCAGTCTTTAGCATCATCCATATTCTTGATGTCTTCTTTGGTTTTCTTAGCACCAAATACACCACCACCACATTTGTACTTTTTAACAGTGCCACATTCTTTTTTAGCACGACCACCTTTTTTGAGTTTGGATAGGTCGGTCTTTTCTCCGGGGTGCTCTTGCTTGTCGTGCATAGCAAATGCTTTTTTAACAACCTTTTTGTCTTTAGAGATGTCTTCTTTCATTTCACTTTTTTCGGAATGACGTGATTTATAGACAGATCCGCCTTCCTTATAACAAGGAATGTCAGACTTCATTTTGGTATTTTGTTTGTAATCGTTCATATGGTTTCCTTAAAGACTCCTAATACTACTTATGCAAAAATGGGGTTGTTTACGCCCCTACTCGTTAGCTAAAAACAAAGCTCGTTCTGCTTGTCTACGTTTTTTTAAACCTGGGGTTGTCCAGTTCATAAAGGCGTCTGCCGCCTTTTGGGTGTCGCCTTGATTAAGGTGGTAGACTACCTCTGAGCGAACCATTCTGTCCGGCCCAATGTTATGGCATAGGCTGTGTAAGGCGTCAGCTTGGGTTCTGTTAACCATGACCTTTATAGCCGATTCTAGGGCATCTGAGCACATTTTAAGGTCTTGGTGTAGCAACCCTATTACCTCTGCCTCAGAAAGCTCCCTATGGAGCATATGACGATCCTGTGGGCGTATTAAATGCCCTACTCCAATTGTCCACTTGCCGTTAACATCTTGGTAGGCTTTGGTGCGAAATCCTTCAAACCCAGTAATTAAATCAATGGTGGACATTGCCACCCATTCAAACTTCTTCTCGTATTGTACTAGCCAATCACCCAACGGAGGGTAGGTCACAGACCCAAAAACGATGGCGGCAGTACAGATACAAGATGTAATAATCTTGTACATGGTACCTCCTATTTCGTAATTATATTACGAAAATGCTCTTGTGCCTGTTTTGTCGATGATTAGAGATTGTCGGCGAGGATTACCGCCAGTAGTATTAGGAACAGAAATATGTGTCCAGCGGTCAAATTCTCGAATAAGTTGGTCATACCCAATCTCCGATGCAATTATTGCCCTTACAACCTCGTCGGGCGTCATGTTAGGGACACGGATGTCTGCAGCGCAGCCCACCCGATGTTGGCTCGAATCTTTGCTTCCAACGGCATCATTCACGGCCTTAGAGCGAAATGCGCTGTTCACCATAATAGGCTTTCCGCCTAATAGGAGTTTAACATCTTCTAGGAGGCCAGCTAAACGGATTAGGTTGGCTGTTTCTTGCGGGTTGGGTGTGTTGTCGAACTCACGGTGGTCCGTGTGCGTTAGTTCGTCTAATGTAAAGTGTACGCTAAGATTTGTCATTTAGTCTTGTTTCTTTCTTCTATTAACTTAACTCGGACATGAAGTTCGTGTAGTTCTTTGTAGATTTCTTCTCTGATCCGTGCCCGTTTTTCTGCTGATATGGGGCTGTCTGTTGGTACGCCTTCAGTTGTAATCAACGCTGGCATCTTGCCTTCAATCTGAGTAAGGCGAGTTTGAAATGAGGATACTTGTCCAAGCAACCAGCCCATGCAGACTACAACAATAGGAATAACAGCTTTTAAAAGGTCTTGCATATTCATTTATTCTTGCTCCGAATTTCGGTTATTTTCTCCAGGCTACGTGAGCCGAAATAGGCCCCGAAGACGAGCATGCCCCAGTTACCTAATAGGGTAACGTAGCTCTCGTTGGCGTTGAGTCCAAAGGCGGACATCATGGCAAATACAAAGTAGCCGCCAAGGATCGCTATGAGCGCCATGGGTCGAATGTTTTTAGACAGCCAAGAGTCAGAGCTCATGTCGGCCTTCCAACGATCAGATACATTGTTCTGCTCGTTCATGTCGGCTTGGATGTCTGCCAGCTTACCGTCTTGGGCGAGCTTGGCAAGCTCTAACTGGGCTTGTGCCTTTTGGGCTGGGTCTGGAATTACTTTGTCTAGTATTTTTAAACCAGCACCAACGATGTCATCTATTCCGAACATTATTTATAGCCCCAAGTAAGGTACCACGCAATGACCGCAGCCGCTGCAAAACAATAGAACTGAACTCTTCTAACTGCCTTAAGATCGTGTTGAAACTCTTCATTGTTTTTTCTTTCCATGTTCTCTATGTCTAGTTTTATTCTGAGCAGAGCGTCCCACTCCTTGGCCCCGTACTTTCTAACAAAGTCAATCTTGAGCTTTGCCTCTTGGTCGGAGATTTGTTTCTTGTGGTTCCACTGCTCTAGTGCCTTGATGAGCGCGTGTTCTTTTTTGAACTCTGCCTCACGGGCTGCCCGTTTACGTTCTTGGGCTCTTTTGTTTGCAAGGTCGACCGCCTCTTGTTGTACGTCTGCGATCGACTTGCTTAGTTGTTGTGATCCCTCACGGGCGGAGTCTAAACTCGCTGCAAGGGTCTTTGCGCCCTCTGTTATTCCGAATGGGTCTGCCATTATTCATCAGTGTATTTTAACAACGATGGATAGTAGTGTAATGATAATAAAGCCCGCCGATCCAATGAGGATGGTCTCCAGACGCTTTAGTCTGGCGCAGATGGACTCGTAGCGGATCTCACAGATCTGCTCGTGGGCAGACAAGGCCGCCTCGTTCTTGTCAATTAGGTCGCTCATTATCCGATCAGCGCCTTTATTTCGTCTGGCGTTAAACCAATTGCGGTTAGTTTAGATAAAGCCGATTCTTTGGCGGCAATTGCGGCTTGTTCTGCTGCTGTTTCGGCAGCTTGTAATTCAGCTAATTTAACTTGTGCGGCATTTTTATTGTAGGGTACTTCTTTTTCGTCTTTGTCAAAAGCAACATCATCACGAACAATAACAATAGAAGGGTTGAGTGCAAAAATTGCTTGGTATAAATGAATCATGCTGCAATCTCCATAACAGTAATTGTTGACGTAGAGTTGCCAGCGTTTACTTGAGTTACAACAGTTCCAGTATTTTCAGAAGCGGCAAATTGTGTTTTATAAATAGTAGCAGAAGTTGTTGCTGGTGAATCTAAATAAGAAGTACTAAGTGTCTGACCATATAAAGCAATAGTTGTGCCAGTATACAAAGAATATAAAGATAAGTTAGAAATAATAGTTGAGTTTCTAAGAAGACTTAATTTCATATCAGCACCAGCATTGCCACCATCTTTTGACACGCCGTTTTGATGAACAAAAACAAGAATTTTACTTGTAGAAAACTTAGGTGTAATAGTTACAGTTAAGCCAGTATCAATAAAAGTGCTTGTTGAACTTGCTACAAGTGTTGAAGTAAATCCATTAACTACTTGAATAACACTGCCCGTTGGCAGGCTGGAGATCATCCCGCCTTGTACTTGTGTTAACGCCATTATGCTGCTCCTTCATCTGCGGGTAGTGGTGTGTTGCCTTCCTCGACCCATTTGAGGTATTGTTGGTAGTCTTTCATTATGAAAGCTCCTCATCTGTTGGTTTAG